CTGCGCTTACAACGGCACAAAAAGAAGCCAAGTCATTGGCCGACGCTGCGAAAAAGGCAGACGAGGCATTGAAGGCCGAATCCGCATTTAATCATCGACTGCTTGTAGAAAACGGACTGACTGACGAACTGACGAAAGCCGGTGTCACCAATCCCGCATTCCTCAAGGCAGTCAAATCAACACTCGCAAGCCAAGTTGCTGTTGTTGTAGAAGGCGACACAAGAATTGCCAAGGCTGGGGATAAACCATTATCTGAATTTGTTAAGGAATGGGCTTCCAGCGATGAAGGCAAGTTCTTTGTTACTGCTCCTGAGAATTCAGGCTCAGGTGCCAGCGGCAACAACGGCAAACAATTTAGCACCAACAAAAAAGCATCCGAAATGAACGTAAAAGAAAAAGCTACGTACATCAAGGAAAACGGTATCAACGCATGGAACGATAAAGTCAAGACCGACTACGCTCCTGCATAGCCAAAAGGATTGAATCATGACTATCGGTAAAGCAAGTAACTTCAAAATCTATCAGGATGAAATGCGCGGCGGGATCGTCGAGACATTGACTCAGGCATCCAACTACTTCAACGGCGCAGGTGGCGCAATTACTCTGTCCACCGTTTCCCGTCGTGGCGATTACGCCAAAGAGAGCTTCTTCAAGTCTCTGTCCACCATCGTGAGCCGTCGTGATACGACTTCCACCTCCAGCGCGGCTGACCTGCCTCTGACTATGGATGAAATCATCTCGGTCAAGCTGAACCGCAAGATTGGCCCTGTCGCACAAACCTATGATGCCTTCGCAAAGATGGCAATGGATATGTCGCCGGAAGAATTCTCCATTCTGCTGGGCGGCATGATTGGCAAGGCCATGCAGGTTGAGATGCTGAACAGCGCCCTTCGTGCTGCCCGTGCTGCATTGGTGCAAAACACCGATGTGCTGTATGACGCTGGCACTGGCACGCTGACCACAGCAAACCTCGTTTCCACTTTAGCCAAGTTCGGTGATCGCGCCAATGAGGTGACAGCATGGGTCATGCACTCGAAGAACTACTTTGACCTGATGCAGCATCAAATCGGCACTTCTGCCAATGGTGACATCGTGTCTGGCGTTGTTGTCCAGTCCGCAACTCCTGCAACCTTGAACCGTCCGGTTATCGTGACCGATTCAGACGCGCTGAAGGTAGCTGGCGGTTCCGGTTCTGGCGCATACACCGACTACCATGTGCTCGGCCTGACTGCCAACGGCATCGTCGTGGAAAACACCGAAGAAGAACGCCTCGTTCTGGATGAAGTGACCGGCCTTGAAAACCTGGTCATCCGTCTGCAAGGTGAGTTCGCCTACAACCTCGGTGTCAAGGGTTACAAGTACGACACTGGCGTTGGCGCTAACCCGTCTGACGCGAACGTAGGCACATCCAGCACATGGGACTTGGCAGCATCGTCCTACAAGGATGTCGCAGGCGTTATCTGTCAGGTGCGTTGATGAAATGGGCGGTTTACGCCCGTAATGGTTTCGAGGGGGCTGATGCTTTCGGGCACGGCCTTCTTGAAAATGGGCACAGCGTTAGAATCTTGTCGGTTTCTGACTACAGGCAAGGGCAAACCGAGGATTTTGACGCTGTAGCCGTTTTTGGCCTGCAATGGCACGGCATGGATGTACTGCACGATTACAAATCAAAAGACATTCCGGTATTCGTGATTGATTACGGATACTGCAAACGAACAAATCACGCTCATGACTGGCGAACAGGTCATTGGCAATTAAGTCTAGGCGGGCTGAATAAAATCCCTGATGGCGATTTTGGCAGCAGCCGATGGGATGCGCTAGGCATCGAGATAAAAGAGCATGGCGGCGATTCTGATGGATATACGCTGCTGTGCGTACAGACTACCGGAGATGCATCTCACGGTATGAATGAATCGGAGTTACAACAATGGGCATACGCGCAAAACCGAAAGTATCAGAACCTGCTAATCAGGCCGCACCCGCTACAGGAGCATCTGAATTACGGGCTTCCGGTATGTCCGGCAAAAACGATGCAGGAAGCATTATCGAGAGCGCGTCTGGTAGTCACGGGGAACAGCAACAGCGGACACGACGCACTGCTAAACGGGGTGCCGGTAGTAGCGACGATACCAGGGGCGGCATGGGAGCCATTGAGCGGGGAAACGCTGCCAAGCATGGAACTGAGAACAAGTCACTTTCACCGGCTGGCATGGGGTCAGTGGACGTGGGCGGAGTTCCGAACGGGAGAACCGCAAGCCTTCGCAATCCAGCATTGTGTGAAGCAGTAAAGGCCGCGAAGGTCTACAGCGCAAGTTCGCTGATCCGTCTATGCGCTCAATCTGCTGATGCAGGCATTGCTTGTGAGTTCGGCGTTTATAAAGGCCACAGCCTGCGCCAGATTCGCAACTATCGAAAGCCTCCTGTGTTTGGCTTCGACAGCTTCGAGGGATTGCCTGAAAAATGGGGGACCGGAAGTAATATCCACGAAAAAGGCCATTTTGCCTGCGAGCTACCAACCGACCTGCCTATTGGCACTGAACTGGTGAAGGGCTGGTTTGCAGAAACGATTCCGGCATGGAAGCAGGAGCATCCTGAGCCTGTAAAGCTGATTCATATCGACTGCGACCTGTATTCCAGCACCAGAGACGTATTGCGCTGCCTGAATGACCGCATAGAAGCTGGAACAGTGCTGCTATTCGATGAAATCATCGACTTTGCAGGGGAGTGGTATCCAAACTGGCCTGAAGGTGAATGGAAGGCGCTAAACGAATGGATAGAGGAATTTGACAGGGAGGTTCAGCCGATTGGCCGGACTGATTACCAACAAGCAGCATTCAAGGTGATTAAATAATGGCCGCACCAGTTAACAGCGATGTTCCTGCCATCACGGGAACGGTAGAGGTTGGCGAAACGCTTACAGCCTCTACCGGCACATGGACAGGATCGCCAACAAGCTATACATATCAATGGCAACGTATAGGCGATTCTACTGATGACATTGACGGCGCTACGGCATCCTCCTACGTCATTACATCGGATGATTGCGGCAGCACATTACGCGTATCCGTCACAGCTACAAACGGCGATGGCAGCGCAACGGCATACAGCGTTGAAACCGTTGAAGTGCCGGATGACTGGTTCATCGTGGAAGATGGCACGGGCAAGGCTGACGCTATCTCATTATGTTCTGTCGCTGATGCCGATAGCTATCATTCTCAGCGCGGGAATTCTGACTGGACGCAATTAACATGCGGTGCAAAGAAGGCGCTGCTGATCAAGGCAACAGACTATATCGGTGAAGCGTACCGGCTCAGATGGCAGGGCTCTCGTGTCAGTGAAACACAAGCCCTTGATTGGCCTCGTGCCTATGTCAGCCGCGCAGATGCCTATTCGACAACCGAGTTCTACTATCCGTCCGACGAAGTTCCTAAAGAGGTCAAGAACGCATGCGCTTTGCTGGCACTCAAGGCCAATTCCGCCGAACTTGCAGCCGACCTGACGCAGACCGTGATCCGCGAAAAGGTCGATGTGCTGGAAGTCGAGTACGACCAGAACAGCCCTCAATATGTCCGGTATCGCGCAGTCGATAACCTGCTTCGTCCTTTCCTGACAGGCGGCCCGAATTCCATGAAGGTGCAGCGTGTTTGATTACATCAAGTCGGCTGCTACTGCCAACAAGCTGATTACGCAGTTTGGCAGAGGCATCACGCACCGCAAAATCGTTGAAGGCACATACGACCCTGCCACCAGCACAGTCACGAACACGGAAACGGACACCATCGTTCAGGCTGTGGATTTCTCCGTTAAAGGCAATGAATATCAAAACAATACCCTGATTCAGGTTGGCGACAGATATGCGCTCCTAGCCCCCTCTATTTCAGCCGTAGACGTATCTGACAAGCTGATTATTGATTCAGTAGCGTGGAACATCGTTGCGGTGGAGAAACTCGCCCCTGCCGGTGAGCTTGTCCTGTGGAAAGTGTTTATCCGCAAATGAACAACAACAGATTCAGAACCGACATGAAGCGCATCGTCGAAAAGACGAAGGACAAAACCAACATGTTCGCTCGCAAGCTGGTTTTAGATTTAGATCGCCGGATGGTGCTTAAATCGCCAGTGGACACTGGCCGCTTCAAAGCCAACTGGAATATCGGCTACGGCTCGATTGACACCTCCACATCGGAGGCGACCGACAAAAGCGGCACTGCAACGCTCGCAAGGCATCAGGCCGAGGTCAGAGATGCAAGCGGGACGTTCATCTATATTACGAATTCGCTGCCATATGCCTACCGCTTAGAGTACGAAGGCTGGTCGAAGCAAGCGCCGATGGGCATGGTTAGAACTACATTGGCAGAACTGAACAGCGCGATTCGTGCTGTCGGCATGGAGGTAAGGCTGGTATGAGCGCATTGAACATCAGACGAGCCTTTGAGAAGCGTTTAGCCCTCATGTCACCTGCATTGCCTACGGCATACGAGAACGTGAACTACACGCCCGTTACAGGCGCTGCATACCAACGCGCAAGCCTCCTACCAGCACAGCCTGAGAATGTCACATTGGGCGATGCGTATTACCGCGAAGTCGGACTGTTTCAGGTGTCGCTGTATTATCCGGTCAATGTTGGCAGTGCCACAGCAGAAACGCGGGCAGAATCGGTTATCAGCCATTTCAAGCGCGGAACGGCAATGATTGAAGGCGGGCAGACGGTACTTGTTACAAGAACACCGACCAGAACGCCAGCGCAAGTGATTGATGGCTGGTATGTGATATTTGTTTCAATCTTTTACCGAACAGAAGTATTTAGTTAGCAGCACCGCCGGAAACGGCAAAAATCCAGCTCGCTTATGCGGGCTTTTTTTATGCCAATTTTGGCTTGATGAAAGGAACTTAAAATGGCAGCTTCAGAAGGCATCAATAAATTACTTGTTGCAAAGAAAGAATCGGTATGGGGGACGCCAGCAGGCGCTACTGGCGCACGTCTGTATCGTCGTGTTACATCCGCTTTCCAGCTTGAAAAGGATACCTACAACTCTAACGAAATCCAGCCATCGCAGCAGATGCGCGATATGCGTCACGGCACACGACGCTCCAGCGGCACTATCTCCGGCGAACTGGCAGGTGGTTCGTATGATGAATTCATCGAGAGCGCAGTACGCCGCGACTTTACCGCTGGCGTGACTACCGGCGCTGTCATCGTCATTGCTTCTGCTGTTGGCACATTCACTCGTTCAACGGGTTCGTTTGTTTCTGACGGCTTCCAGGTTGGCACCGTTATCAGCGTTTCTGGCTTCACCGATGCTGGCAATAACGGCCTCTATCTGATTACAGCCATGACCACCACAGTGCTTACTGTTTCCCCACTGGCAGGCCAGACGCAGACGATTGAAGCAGCAGGCGATTCTGTCACTATCCTGCAAAAGGGTGATGTGACATGGGCCCCGCTGACCAACCACACTGACGATAGCTACACCGTCGAAGAATGGTACGACGACAGCAGCATCAGCCGCGTATTCCTCGGCCAGCAAGTCAACACCTTAAGCCTGTCCGTGCAGCCTAACGCGATGGCGACCGTTGAAATCGGCTTTCTCGGAAAGGACGCACAAGCCGCTACCAGTTCGGCATACTTCACCACTCCGTCGGCAGTCTCTACCGGCGAAACCTACTCCGGCCCTGACGGTTTCCTGTTCATCAACGGTGTAGCGAATGGCGTAGTGACCGGCCTGAATCTGACAATCGACAACGGCATCACACAGGTGCCTGTCATCGGCTCAAATTCCATCGGCGCGAAGTCTCGCGGCAAGGTGCAGGTGTCCGTTGACGGTTCCGCCATCTTCGACAACGACGACATCCTGAACTACTTCGACGCAGAAACCGAAGTCAGCCTGACCTACGTTCTCATGAGCGCAGACAACACCAACGCATTCTCTGTCCACATGCCCCGCGTGAAGATCGGCACTGCTACTACTGATGACGGCGAGCAGAACATCATCCTGTCGTTCTCGGGCGTGGCATTGGAATACACAGGCTCCGGGGTTGGTGTTGAAAAAACGACCATCCTGATCCAAGACACTTCGCTGTAATCGTTTCGCTACGGTCTAGGCCATAAGCCGAAAAAGAGCCGCCCTTCTCTGGCCGTAGCACCTTAAAGGGCATCTTATAAAGGGCAAATACCATGACTAAAAAAGTAAGCATCCTTTCTTTCGACGCTGTGAAAGATTCCTCCAACGCCATCGACGTTGATATGAAATCGCCTGATGGTGAAAGCCTCGGCGTGACATTCAAGGTCATCGGCAAGAACGCTGACGAAGTGCAGGCATTGCAGCGCAAGATGATGCGTAAACGCCAGAGCGAGGAATTCATGGCGCAACGCAAGGGCAAGCCGCTTGAGCCTACGCCTATCGAGGAACTTGAGGAGCAGGGGCTGGAACTGGCTGCTGTTCGCGTCATCGGTTGGGAAGGCGTCAACGAGCCATTCGACAAGAACCTCTTGAAGCAGGTGCTGAAGCGTAACCCGCATTGGGTCGAGCAGATTGTTGAAGAAAGTAACGCTGACGCAAATTTTACGAGGAGCGTTTAGCCGAACTTGAAGCTTTCTGTCGCTTTGAATTCGGACTAGACAAAAAAACAAACAAGGGCAAGGGGCCAAGCAAGCGGGAGCATTACAAGGCCGCTGGCCTGCCTTTGGAGAAATGGGGCTATCCGCCGTTTCCGACATGTCTTGAATACCTGTGGTCGATATTCGTTGACCTATGCGGCTCAAGACAATCGGGGATGGGGGTTAGCCCTTTCTCATATCAAGAGATTGAAGCCTATGCACGGCTGACCAAACAAGAATTATCCATTCAGGACGTAAAGGCTTTGAAGCGTCTTGATCTAATCGCGCTGGAATCAATGAGAGAGGGAACAGATGGCAGTTGATATTGCAACCATCGGTGTCGCGGTCGATACGCGACAAGTAAAGACCGCCTCTCGTGACCTTGATTCGTTCGGCAAGAGCGCGAACAAGGCATCGAGAGAGGCCGATGGCAGTTCCAAGGCGATGGCAGGTGTCGCTGCCAGTGCTGCACGCCTGCTGTCCGTCATCGGTGTCGCTGGGCTGTTGTCTGCTCTGCCTCGATTGACCGACCAATATACGAAACTTACCGCACAACTTCGCATCGCATCCCGCACGCAAGAGGATTACATCAAGTCGTATGGCGATGTCGTCCGTATCTCCAACCTCGCGCAAACCAGTCTGGAAGGCACGGCAACGCTCTATGCGCGTCTTGCCAACACGCTCAAGGATACCAACGTCACACAGCAGCAATTCGCTCGCATTACCGAATCTGTGGCTTTAGGCTTGCGTGTTTCCGGTGCGTCCACTGGGGAAGCGCAATCCGCCATGCTGCAACTCTCCCAGGCTTTCGCTGCTGGCGTGTTGCGGGGCGAGGAATTCAACGCTGTCAGCGAGGCATCGTTCCCGCTGATGAAAGCTTTGGCTGATTCTATGGGTATCCCTATCGAGCAACTGCGCTCGATGGCGATGGAGGGCAAGATTACCCGCGACGAACTGGTGAAGGCTTTCTCCGACCCTGCGCTTATCGAATCATTCAGGAAGCAATCCGAACAGCTAAACACTATCTCTGGCGCGTTTCAGGTGCTGAAGAACAACGTCGGCATCGCAGTGGGCGAGATTGACAATGCTACCGGCGCAAGTGCTGGACTAGCAAAGGTTCTGCTGGATTTCGCCAACTCCCAATACATCCGCGTCCCATTTGAAACCATCGCCGTTCTAGCGGCGAATGTGGCCTATGTGTTCAAAGCCGTAGGCAATGAGATTGGCGGCATCGCTGCACGCCTTGCCGCGCTTATCCGCTTCGACTACGAGGCCGCGCTTGTCACCATCCCTGAAATGATGAAAGAGGATGCGATTGCGGCGCGTAAAGAGATAGACCGCGTAACTGAAGCCATCCTCAATCCGGAGGTTACGGGTTCGCCTGTTTAGCAAGAGACGGGAACGATTAAGAACTACGCAACTAGCGCATTGGAAACGTCCACCAAGCTGACTGAAAAGCAAAAGGCGATGCTCGATTACCACGAGCGCATCAATAAATCCATTATCGAGCAAATAGAACTTCGCGCCAAGCTATACCGTGACGATGAAGCCTATGTGCTTTCGCAATCTAACGCGCAAGCCGAAATGCTCGAATCGCTGATTGAAAAAGCAGACGCGATGCAGGTTGAGCTGGACAACTACGACAAGCTGGAATCGGCTATCTATGCGACCGCATTGGCTCGTGCTGTCGAGAAAAAGGAAATGCTGGCTTCGATGGGGCTTGCTACCGACGGCATCGAGAAAGAGATTGCTGCCCGCAAACGTCTGCTTGACCTGTCTATCGTCAAGGAACGCAAGGACGCTGAAAAGAAAGCGGCCAGCGAAGCACTCCGAATCACCGAGAAGCTGGAAGAAGATAGACGCAGGGCGCAAGAGGAAACGGCGAAGGAACTGGAACGCTCGATCACTGACGCTTTGATGCGCGGCTTCGAGAACGGTCTAGGCTTCGCGCAGAACTTCAAGGACACGCTGATTAATATGTTCAAGACGCTGGTTTTGCGTCCAATCATTCAAGCGGTTGTATCTCCTGTTGCAAATTCAATCTCAAGTGCATTCAGCGGCATTTTCGGAGGTCAAGGAGGTGGGATTACTTCGATATTCGGCGGTAGTGGCGGCAATTCGTTAATTGGCACTATCAGAGATGGATTCAGCGCATTAAACAGCGATGTTGTAGGCGCTGTCGGTGATCTAGGCACATTCCTATCTACTGGCAATGGAGGACTAGGAGATAAGATTGGTGGGTTCTTGGGCCAGTATCAATCTCAAATCGCTACCGCGCTATCGTTTGCCCCTGCTGTTTTCTCTTTGCTGTCCGGCGATATTAAAGGCGCTGCTTTCCAGGGGGCTGGCGCTGCCCTCGGTACGGTTTTAGGCGGGCCGGTTGGCGGCGCTATCGGCTCATTCCTTGGCGGTGCAGTAGGCGGTCTGTTCGGCGGTAGCGGTGAGCGATTCAAGCAACAGGGTGATTCACGCGCTGCAATCATGCGCGATGGCAAGATAACCTATCAGCAAAAGGAATTTAGCGGGGATAAATTCAGCGGAACAAGTTCTCCGCTTGACCGTTTGAACGAGGCCTTTCTGAAGAACTACACAGGACTTCTTGAGGAGTTCGGACTTAATAGCGACGCGCGAGTGAGATCGACAATCAGGCTTCGCAGAACATCAGGACGTCTTGCGACATCTTTTTACCTGCCAAACGGTGGCGGTCGGCTTGATAAAGAGTTCGGCGGCGATGGTGAAATGGAAAAGTCTTTCAAGAAGTTCACCAACGCCGCTATGGGTGAGTATCTTGCTAAAGCAATCCGCCAGTCAGACCTTCCAGATGGCATCCGCAGCCTGTTCTCAGGGCTGACGAAGCAGGATGAAGTCGTCAACATGATAAATGCGACCGTCGCTCTCAACAGAGCGCAGGTCGGGCTCACTGAACGCTTTGGCCTCACAACGAACGAAGCGGCAAAGGTAGCGAAGGAGCTGGGCTACACAAACCAGGCGCTCGCAGACTTCCTCAACAAGTTCGCAGAGCTTGGCCGAGGCTATATGACGACCGGACAAGTCATCCTGCAAGTGCAGGGGCAGTTAGAAAAAGAG